GCGAAAGATCCTGTACCTGCAGATAATCTGACTGCTTTTTTAAGTTCAACTGTCTGGCCTGTTAGATCAAAGATCCCCGTGCCAAACTTTTCTCCTATAAGAATGTTTACGTCTTGCCCAGTAAGAGCAAAAGAACCAGCGTCTGCACCTAATCGTCGGCCTTTATTAAGATCAACCGCCTGACCTGTTAAAGCAAACGAACCAGTAGACGCAGTTAATTTTATGCCTTTATTAAGGACTGCATCTTGTCCTGTAAGAGAGAACGACCCTGTTCCAGCCTCAAGAATATTTTCCTTAAACTGTACGTCTTGTCCTGTAAGAGTGAAACTACCTGTGCCCGCAATGAGATTAATAGATTTATTTAATTCAGAAGTTTGACCCGTTAGAGCAAAACTTCCGTGATCCGCATTAAAAGAAACTCCAAATAATAAATTAGCGATTTGTCCAGTAAGAGAAAATGAACCAGTAGACCCCTCAAGTTTTACCGCTTTGTTAAGATCAGCCGTTTGACCTGTAAAAGTAAAGGATCCTGTACCTGCAGTAACATTAAGAGCTTTGTTTAACCCAGCCGTTTGGCCCGTTAAAGCGAAACTTCCGTGATCAGCGGTTAGAGATACGCCTGATAATAAGTTGGCTGCTTGACCTGTAAGTGCAAAGCTTCCTGTTGCACCTTCAACATTTAAAGCTTTAACTAAGTTTGCCGTTTGGCCTGTTAGCGCAAAGCTACCGTGGTCAGCACTTAACGAATAAGCTGCTGAGGTAACCCCACTACCTGCTAATGGGGCAGACGCTAGTGGGGAGAAACCTAGCATGTGTTACTCCTACGGTTTAGTGGGCCAAGTCACGCTTGTCGGAAAGCCAGTTTGATCTGTTATATCACGCAGAGCTTGTCTGTAAGCTATCATTGCAGCAGACATTGTGTTGTCAGACAATGCTAGATAGTCCGTTTCAGCTAATAAGCTATCTCGTTCTATACGAGCTTTGTTGGCAAGTCTGTTACTTTCTAGAACCCCTAAAGAAGTTTCTAATTCAGCTATTTCAACAGCGGTAAGAGGCGTTAATACCCCATTAACATATTTGTTCATTAAAACCTCCGCTAATTTGATATGCCATACAAGGCAAATGTGCCGCCAGATATGTTTCCGCTATTTGCTGAGAAACGTAAACCATCCCTTGCCGCATTTATATAATTAGTCCCAGAAGAAATCTGCGCACCATAACGAAAAGATGTGTTTATAGGTGAAGTGCCAGTTGCATAATAAACAGTTCTAGTGACTGTGTGTAGATTACCTATGTTTACGACACAAGATGATCTGGACACTGCTGAAGGAGATAAATCCCAAAGAACCATAACATATGGATTGCTTGTTGAACCAGAAAGTGTCCACGTTCCATTGTTTCCGTAGTACAATTCGTAACGTTGACTAGTGGTGTCTGGCGAACCACTGTTTAAAGTATTGATTACAAGATCAGCGCCATCTGTTGCAAGATACACATCGTCGATAACTGCAACATAGTGTTCATACCCAGACAAACTAGTAAAATCTACACTAGAAACGGCTGAAGTAACCGTAGTTGTG